AGAGGTGAAAAGAACTGGAGAATATCTGTATCTTATAATTTTATACAAATATGAGTTTTAAAAAAAATAAATATCAAGTTATTCGTGGTGCTATATCAAAAGAAATAGCAGACGTAGCTTATAGGTATTTACAAATATCAGCTGAAGCAGATCACTGGATGTTAAACAATGGTGTAACTCATGCTGGCAATAAACTTGTAGGTAATTTTAAAGACCCACAAGTTCCAAACTCTTACGCTAAATATAGTGATAGGTTAATGGAAACATTGCTAGTTAAAACCATAGCTGTGATGCAGAAGAAGACAGGACTTAAACTAGTACCAACTTATTCTTACACAAGACTTTATAGAACAGGTAATATTTTAAAAAGACACAAAGATAGACCTAGCTGTGAGATATCGACTACACTAAACCTAGGTGGAGATGCATGGCCTATATTTATCGATCCTACGGGGTCTGACAACGTCATAGACGAGTATAAGAACGTACATAAACCTGGAGCACCCAAAGGTATAAAAGTGGACTTAAAACCAGGAGATATGCTTATTTACTCTGGTTGTGAGTTAGAGCACTGGAGAGAGCCTTTTCAAGGTGAATTATGTGGTCAAGTATTTTTGCACTATAATCATGCAGATGGACAGTTTGCAAAGTCTAATTTGTATGATAAAAGACCTATGCTAGGAATAGTCAAATAACGTTGAACATCAACGCAATCTAATATAATCTGGAGATCTATGCTACAAAAGATAGGGTTTGCACCTGGTATAAATAAACAAATTACAGCAACAACAGCTGAAGGACAGTGGATAGACTGTGATAACGTTCGTTTTAGATATCAAACACCTGAGAAGATAGGAGGTTGGAAACAACTAGGGGCAGATAATATTACTGGTGCAGCAAGAGCACTACATCAATTTACAAATAGTGTTGGTCGAAAGTATTCTATTATAGGATCTAACAGAATTTTATATGCTTATTCAGGCGGTGTGTTTTACGACATACATCCTATCAAATCTACAAACACTTTATCAAATGCATTTAGCACAACTAACGGATCAGCAACCGTTACTATAAACTTTTCTACAGATCACGGTATACAAGCAGGAGATATAGTCTTACTAGATAATTTTTCATCTATTACTAATTCTAATTTTGGTGCATCTGATTTTGATGACATAAGATTTATGGCTACAACAGTGCCATCATCAAATACAATAACAATTACAATGCCATCAGCAGAATCAGGATCTGGCGCTTCTGAATCTGGTGGTATTAGAGTTAAACATTATTATCATGTAGGGCCTGATGTGCAATCACAAGGTTTTGGTTGGTCTCTTGGTTCTTGGGGTGGACAAGAGGTAGGAGCTTTTACAACTGTTTTATCAGCAGACATATCAGCTGCTGCTACAAGTATAACACTAAACGATGCATCACAGTTTCCATCATCAGGTACAAACTTTATACAAATAGGGTCGGAAGAAATATCTTACACAGGTATATCTACAAATACATTAACAGGTGTAACTAGAGGTGTAAGAAACACAACAGCGGCTGCACACACGGCAGGAGCCACCATTACAAACACATCTAGTTTCGTAGCATGGGGTGAAGCAGCATCAGGAGATTTAATTGTAGATCCTGGTATGTGGTCTATTGATAACTTTGGTGACAAAGCTATTTGTTTAATTGTAGATGGTGAAGTATTTGAATGGAACTCTGCAGCTACAGATGCAACAAACTCTAGAGCTACAATTATATCTAATGCACCCACAGCATCAAGACACATGCTCGTATCCACACCGGATAGACACTTAGTGTTTTTTGGGACAGAAACAACGATTGGTACAAAGTCCACACAAGATGATATGTTTATTAGATTCTCTGCTGTTGAGGATATTACAACTTATACACCTACAGCAACCAATGACGCTGGCACACAAAGACTGGCTGACGGATCACGGATCATGGGAGCTATTAGAGGTAGAGATGCAATCTATGTTTACACAGATACAGCATTGTTCTTAATGCGTTTTGTTGGACAACCTTTTACATTCTCGTTTGTACAAGCAGGAACAAACTGTGGATTAGCTGGTAAGAATGCAGCGGTAGAAGTAGACGGTGCTGCATACTGGTTCTCAGAAAATGGTTTCTTTAAATATGCAGGTGCTCTTGAATCACTACCATGTTTAGTAGAGGACCATGTATACGATGATATTAATCTAGACTCTGGTAATCAAATGATTGCAGCAGGATTAAATAATTTGTTTGGTGAGATTATGTGGTTCTATCCATCAGCAAACTCATCTGTTGTAAATAAAATGGTTTGTTATAATTACTTTGACTCTTCACCACAAAGACCCATATGGACTGTGGGCACACTAGCTAGAACAGCATGGGCTGACTCTGCTGTATTTGGTAGCCCGCATGCATTAGAGTATGATGCAGATGGTGTTGAAGGTGCTACGTCGTCTACGTATGTGCAGGGTAATACAGATGGTATTACAACATACTATCAACACGAAACAGGAACTGACCAAGTTAAAGGTGGCACAGTTACGGCAATTACAGCCAACATTACATCAGGAGACTTTGACATCACGCAAAGAGTACAAAGAGGCACAACCTCTGCTATACCTGATTTAAGAGGTGATGGTGAGTTTATGATGAAGATAAGAAGATTTATACCTGATTTTATTTCACAAACGGGTGCAACAAGAGTAACTTTAAACTTAAGAAATTTTCCAAATGATACAGCTTCTAGTTCATCTCTTGGTCCTTTTGATGTTACATCAAGCACACAGAAGGTAGACACTAGAGCTAGAGCAAGAGCTATTGCACTTAAAATAGAAAACACTAGCTCGGCACAAGACTGGAAGTTAGGAACATTTAGATTAGATATACAAGCGGATGGTAGAAGATAATGGCAAAGATAGTACAAGTATTAACAAGACCTAGTAAGGTATACAAACAAGAAGTGGCTGACGCGCAAGTTAGAGACCTTGACGGTATTGTACAAAAATTAAATACAACATATCAACAAGAATTAAAGGATGAAGTAGAAGCACAAAACTTCTTTTTAAATTAATGGCAAATAGTTTTATTAACAAAAAAGCAGATCTAACAACCACAGATCTAACGACTTTGTACACAGTCCCAGATTTTAAAACATCTGTGGTAAAATCTGTTTTGGTATCTGAAGATGCAGGATCAGGAGCCAATATAACAGTGACGTTGGTGGATTCATCGTCAAACATATTTAGTTTATTTAAGACAAAAGCTATATCTTCAAATGCCACAACAGAGCTACTTACACAACCTCTTGTTATGGAGGCTGGTGAGGCTTTGAAAGTCCAAGCTAGTGACGCAAACGAATTGCATGTTATAGCTTCAATATTAGAAATAGAACCAAGAGAGGTGGTATCGTAATGCAAACAATAAAACCAGAGAAGATAATAACAACCATATCTAACCTTAAGACAGGTGAGGTATACAAGACAGAGGACGAATGGAAGGCAAAAGGCGTGCCGGAAGCAGAGATTAGAAGAGACGTTAAAGTAATCATGCCTTCGCTTGATTTGTTCCCTAAAACCAAGTAGTGTGGAAAAATGGCGATAAATAGATCAAAGATAGCAAGACAATTACTGGCACAAGGTGGGGTATCATTAAATGATGCACAGATGATGGCTCCTGATGGGGAGTTTCTTGCTTACATAAATCCAAAAGAAGCAGGCATATTAAAAGCCATGGGTGGATCAGGAAAGATGACGCCTATGGGTATACCAAGTTTTACAGAAGATGAAGAGGATACAGGAGATGTATCAAATCCAGGCGGTGGATTTTCTGGAGACACATCTTCACCAGGAGATGACCAAGAAGATGATACCGCTAGAATGATGCAAGACATGGGACTTACAGGTCCAGGTTTTACGAGTAGAGGTGGACCTACAGACGATAGTGACGATGGTCCAGGTTTTTTTCAAAGAATGGCAAATAGAGGTAAAAGAGGTTTTGTTAATAGAAATATGATGTCAACTAGAGATGCAATATTATCTTTAAGTCCGTTTGGACCTAGAAGAGACATGAATCTTTTTGACGTGTATCAACAAATGAATACACAAGGAGGTTTGTTTGCTGAAGGTCTTACAGGAACTAATTTAAACATGGATAGAGCTAAAGCAACTTTTGATAAACTAGAAGATTTAGGTATTGATGTAACACAAGATATTGGACCTCAACTAGATAAAGTATCTACAACTGATTTTAGAAGTGCTTTTGGTTTAGATAGACCTACATCAGTTGGTGATAGCACACCAGTATTACCTAGGTTACCTAGAGTAGCACAAGTGCCATCAGATGTAGAACAACAAAAAAGTGATTTAGGAGAATACATTGCTAGTATTAGAGGAGCTAACCCAACAGCTTTTAACATTCCTGAAAGATTTAGATTAGCAGAAGGTGGAGAACCAAGACAAGAATATGGTTTAGGAAGTATAGTTAAAAAAATTACAGGCACTGTAAAGAAGGTTGCAAAGTCACCAATAGGTAAAGCTGCACTAGCAGTTGGATTAGGTGCGTATGGTCTAGGGGCAGGGCCTTTTGCGACAGGTAGCACTATGTTTGGTGGTAAATTAGCTGGATTAGCAGGGTCTGGATTCTTAAAAGATTTAGGTATAGGGGCAGCTATTGATGCAATACCAGGCGGCGGTGCAACAGCAAGTATTGTAGGGGCATCGTTATTAGGTGGATTACTAACTAGTAAACAACCAGAACAAGATATAAATGCACTATCTCAACGAATCTCTGATCAAACAGGTATTGATGTATCTAAGATTAGAGGAGAAGTACAACAAGCGTACCAGAACAAAGACACAAGTTCACTAGCACAGAAATATCCATTCTTGGTAAATCAAGAATACTCTGCATCATTTGCTACAGGTGGTAGAATAGGTTTTGAAAATGGTGGGTCATACGAAGATTTTGAAGAGTTTATGAAAAAAAGAGGTCAAGGCATGAAAGAGTTTAACAGAAATAAAATATTAGAAGAGTTTCAAAAATATATGAAGAGCAAGGACCCTACTGTAGAAGCAGCTATTGGTGGTAAAATTGAGGATAAAAAAGAAAAAGAAGGTATTATGATGGCAGGTTATGGCTACAACGAAGCAATGTCAGACACTTTTGATATGTATAATGACATGAAGAAAAATGGTCTTATACCTCCGACTATGACTTTTGATGAATTCTTACAAGAAGTTGTACCAGAAATGGGTATGAAAAAAGATATGAGTAGAACCATGGCTGCAGAGGGTGGTATGATGAATCTAGGCGGTAATGAAATGGATCTTAGAGGTGGTGGATTTGTGCCTATAGGTGCGAAAGAGAAGGCAGACGATGTGCCAGCAAGATTATCTAAAAACGAGTTTGTATTTACAGCTGATGCGGTTAGAGCAGCAGGTGGAGGAAGTGTTGATAGAGGAGCAGATTTAATGTATAAAACAATGAAACAACTGGAGAACAAGGTAGTCTAATGGCAATAACAGAATCACGAGTATTACCACCACAATTTATAGAAGATTTAGCAACCGATTTTGGTAAACAACTTACGGCACAGACAGCTGTCCCTATGGATACGTCTAAATTTGCGCCACAGGTTGCAACTCAAGATCCATTACAGACACAAGCAGCTACACTAGCTCAACAAGGTATTGGTTCTTTTCAACCATTCTTACAAGCAGCACAACAAGCAGGCACAGATTTTTCTACAGGGATTGCATCAGCACAAGGATTAACGGGTACAGGTGCTGGGACAGGAGCAGGATCTATTCAAGATTTTATGTCTCCATTTCAACAACAAGTTATTGATGCAACATTAGCTGATTTTGATCAACAAAGAGCGGTACAAGAACAAAATATTAGATCAAGACAGGCAGAGTTAGGAGTTCTTGGTGCAGGTAGAGCTGGTGTAGAATTAGGACAATTTAGATCAGATTCAGATAGAGCGAGAGCTTCATTATTAGCAGGGTTAAACCAACAAGGATTTTCTGAAGCAGCAGGTAGAAGACAACAAGAATTATTAAATCAAATTAATTTAGCAAACCAACAGTTAATTGGTGGACAGTTTCAAACAGGACTAGCTTCACTAGTTCCAAGCTTACAAGGTGGAGACATACGTACTTTAGGATCAGTGGGCGCTATCCAACAAGCACAAGCACAGGCTCAATTAGATGCACAAAGAGAAGGAGAGAGACTTGCAGCGTTTGAACCTGTAGACAGATTAAATAGATTTGGATCTGGTGTTGCATCACTAATTAGTGGATACCCAGCAGCGGGCACAAGAATGCAGGTGTCTCCAAATCCAACACCATTACAAACAGCTCTTGGTATTGGTACGACACTAGCTGGTATCTACGGAGATATAGGAAAAGGCGCAGCAGCTTTCAAAGGTATCGTATAATGAGAAACAGAATATTAAAAAGACCGATGTTTAGATTAGGCGGTAGCGCTGAGAATGAAGGTATCATGGACGGTATGAGAAAGAGATC